TTCTTGCTAAATACTTTGAGGAAACGAAAGCGTTTCACACCTTGGTTGAAGAAAGAACAGATCGAAGATCTGGATCTTGTTAAGAAGCATTATGGTTACAGTAATGAGAAGGCAAAGATCGCACTTAAACTTCTGACCAAACCCCAACTAGATTTTATTAGACAGAAGCATGAAACGGGAGGAAGAGGATGACAGCATCTTTCGCTGAACAGGATGTCAAGTGGGCACCTGATCAAATGGTGGAAGTGAGTTTAAGTGAACCCGATGATTTTTTAAAGGTACGTGAGACACTCACTCGTATTGGTGTAGCTTCAAGGAAAGAGAAGAAGCTTTATCAATCCTGTCATATCCTGCACAAGCAGGGAAGGTATTACATTGTACATTTCAAGGAACTGTTCGCACTGGACGGCAAGTCCGCTAACCTATCGGTTAACGATGTCCAGCGACGCAACAGGATCATCCAGTTACTAAGTGACTGGGGTTTGATCTCCATCAATAACTCTGATGATGTTGTTGATGTAGCTCCACTGAGTCAGATCAAAGTCTTGTCTTACAAGGACAAGGGTGGATGGACTCTTGAATCCAAATACAATATAGGTAAGAAGAAAACATAGCCTTTTGTGTTGGTTCGGTAACCAACACCTTGTTTTTGTAATTTTTTATATATATAATTTACTATATTAATTTTTATCATGTCTCTATATACTCCAACTGGTACTCGCAATCTCATTCCATTCGTTGATCCTATTCATAGGATTCCTGACTGGACTGGTCTCCTTGAGAGTCCCATCTTCCAAGCTGTACAAGCAAGTCCACCACAGTTCAACTGTCTTGACTATGAACGTTTTGAGATCTGTGATCTTGAGGACATAGTACTTAAGGGTGATGATAAGCAGGAGGGTAACGTTGCCCGTGCTGCTGGTACTCAACACAGTATAAGCTTTGCTGATGATCTACAGCGAGGATATGATCCTACCCAACGACCTTTAATCATTGTACTCCTTCCTACTGGGATAGGTGGTGCTCTACAGAGATGGTTGTGGGATGGATATAATAGGTTCATCCTATTGACTGAGGACTTAGGAGTCCTTACATTCCCTGCCTTCGTATATACTCTTAAGGAAGGGTGGGATGTTGATGATGCGTATGAGATTGTATCTCTAAGCATGAACAATCATAGCCATGCTGATGAGCACACTCGTCGGGACTTCATTCTTGCTGGTATCAACTGGGTGAAGCGTCATGGTGAGAAGACTCAGGATGAGGTTGAGGACTGGATCAATAGTATTGATCACAAGTGGAACCGAACTCAGATTGAGTCCATTGCTAAAGCTGTCCTTGTAGAGGGTCAGGTTACAGCACAGATCAAGCACTTCCGTACTGGTTCAGAAGCCAAGGCAGAAGTTACTAGGATCACTGGTCATGAGTTTAAATACAAGCAGGATGATCCAACTAATCCTATGGTTGTATGTACTAAGGAAGAAGCTTATGTAGATGATCTATTCCTTGCTCACATGACCAAGTTTGTTAAGGATCTTGATAAGAAAGGTACCGTTGAATCTACTGAGATCATTGGGTACACCAAAGGATGTCAAACTGTTGAGGAAGTAGAAGCACAACGTGCTGCTGCTCAGGCTAGGGTGGATGAATTAGATAATCTTGTTTGTGATTACGTTCATGCTAAGTCTAAACTCAATGGTCAGGTACCATACAAATGGAATGGGTTCCTTCCACAATTATACGGAACCGAATTAGGTGAGGGTATCAAGAAAGATTTAGTGGACTAACCGTACCCCTGAAAGAGCGAGTTTGTGCTATAAATATAGGTGATTGCCTTCGGGGATCACACAACACAAACTCGCTTATTAAGGAGCTACTAAGATGACTAATCTAGCAAGGTTTCATGCTGCCAACCTTCCAGAACTAATGGAAAGGATCCATAAGAACAGCATAGGGATGGATGAATACCTCAACCGATTTTGGGATGGAGTGGACATCACTTCAAACTATCCACCATACAACATCGTTGAAGTAAGTAATGTCGAATCACGACTCGAAGTCGCCTTGGCGGGCTTCAAAAAAGATGAAGTTAAAGTCTTTACAGAAATTGGAAAGCTACATGTACAAGGCAAAAAAGAAACATCAGAGGATGTTGGAACGTTTAGACATAGAGGAGTGGCCGCAAGGTCTTTCGATAGGGTCTGGACACTCTCAGATGATACCGAGGTACGAGATGTGGAATTCACAGACGGACTCCTCGTTGTACGACTAGGAAAAATAGTTCCTGAGCATCACGCAAGGAAGGATTATCTTTAATACATATTGAGGGAGCTTGACAAATGTCTTGCTCCCTTTTATAATTAAAAGCATATAGTGTAACGCCATGATAGAAGAGTCCAGAATTAAATTAGTATTCACTCGTGATGGTGATACTGTCATCTGTGACCTACAAGAGGCAGTCAAGAAAGAGACTGGCGAAAGGGAAGCTTATATACTGACTGTCCCATACAAGGTAGAGATTACAGATCAGCCAGCACAGATGACTAACCCTGAGACCTTTGAGGATCAGGAGATTAAGATAAGGTATACACCTTGGAATCCATTTACTATTGATCAGAGGATTGCTATAGTCCCAGACTATGTTGTCTCTGTTATGGAACCTGCTCCTAGTTTACTACAGACCTACCTAGGTAATGTACGTAAGAAGCAAGGAGATCAGGGGGCACCAGCGAAGCCACCTGAAGTAAAGATCGATGAGATCATAGCACCTGATGGTACACCAGTATGAGTATAAAGTTATTGATGCTCAGGAATGGTGAAGAAGTTATCTCTGAGGTCAAAGAAATATGTGAACCTGAGACGGATAAACCTCTTGGGTATCATATGCACAAACCTTTCCGACTTGACATTGTTACCGCTGGTAGCAATGAGCAAGGTTATCAGTTAGAATGGTTCCCTTGGGCACCATTGAGTAAGGATAAAGATTTCTTTTTACCTGGCAATCATGTGGTCACAGTATATGAACCACTTGATGCTCTCGTCTCACAGTATGTAAGTGCTATTGATGAGGCTAGGTACGAGGAGAACTTCCGTAAGCATGAAGCAAGATTCAATCTCAGCTATGAGGATCTCGACTTGAATGATATGTTTGATGAAGCTGAGAAAATGTTAAATGAAATTGATGACGATGGAAACACAACTACTACTGCTGAAGACGGGAGTCTATCTGATAAGCCAAGTGGAGACACTTGAGGAAGAACCTGCTTGTCATTTGTATCAACCCTTTGTAGTGAGTAACGATGGTACACTTGAACCATGGCCACTTCACACAACGGACGATGACGTGTTGATTTTTTCCGATACTATTGCTACAATCTTAGAACCTAAGGAAGAGATCCTTAAGAAGTATAAGACCTGTACTACATGAGTTTTTACACGAACGTCCAACTACTAGGGAACGATCTATTGTACCTAGGGTACGAGGATGGACGGAGAATACAACGCAAGTTTAAGTTTTCACCCACGCTGTATGTGGTTAGCAATCAACCTACCAAGTTTAAGACCTTGGATGGGAGGTATGCTAAACCCATACAGTTTGATACTGTTAAGGAGGCACGTGAATTTAGGGATAAGTATAAGGAGGTAGAGGGATTTGAAGTACATGGGTATGATCGATTCTTATACCAGTATATTTCGTCGGAGTTCACGCAGGAAGTGGATTACGATCTTAAGACTCTCAAGATTACATCTCTTGATATTGAAGTCGCATGTGAAAATGGTTTTCCTAACGTACGTGAATGTGCGGAACCATTACTATCGATCACAGTCCAGGACTACACTAGCCGTAAGCTTAAAGTATGGGGGACGAGGGATTATAAGACGGATCGTGAGGACGTTGATTTTATTTTGTGTGACGGTGAAGAACATCTCTTACGCAGCTTCCTTGCTTACTGGCAGACTGACTTCCCAGATGTTCTTACAGGGTGGAATGTTGAGCTGTATGACATACCTTATATCTGCGGCCGTCTCGAAAGACTCCTCGGAGAAAAAGAGATGAAGCAGATGTCTCCTTGGGGCATCGTAAGATATGAGGAGATGGAGATAAAAGGTAGGACACAGATCCTGTACAACATGTACGGTATCAATGTATTAGATTACATGGATCTGTATAAGAAGTTTACATACACGAACCAAGAATCATATAGACTAGACCATATTGCTAACGTTGAACTGGGTCAGAAGAAGTTAGATCACAGTGAGCATGAGAATTTTAAAGCGTTCTATACTAATGATTGGCAGAAGTTTATAGACTATAACATCAAGGACGTTGAACTTGTTCTCCAGTTGGAGGAGAAGATGAAACTGGTGGAGCTAGCCATTGCTCTAGCGTATGACGCTAAGGTCAATTTAAAAGATGTCTACTACCAGGTGCGTATGTGGGACACTCTGATATATAATTTCCTTGGGGAACGAAACATTGTTGTACCACCAGCAAAACGTTCAGACAAAAATCAAAAGTACGCAGGAGCTTATGTCAAGGAACCGAAACCAGGACGCTATGATTGGGTTGTTAATTTTGACCTCAATAGCCTGTATCCTCATCT